GCTTGCTAAGAACTCTGGAGTCTTGGCCTCTGCCTCCTCTGGCGCCATCAATGCTGTTAAACCTAGTGCGCCTGCTGCTGTACCACCAAGAATGTTAGAACCTTTGTATTCTGGGTCGAATGCGGCGCCGAGTAATGATCGTATTCTGCTTTGATCATTAATAGCGGCAACTTTAGCGCCTTCCTCTAAACGTAAAAAATCTTGGAATAAATCAGCGTTGCCTCTGTACGCTTTTTTTGCAGCCCTAAAGTTAGGACCAATATCGACTACATCATCGATAATAATACCGGGGGCGCCTTCGCCTGCAGCCAATTCAGCTAATTGATCTGTATCGAAACTTTTAGCTCGTGTAGAACCCAAAGGTACGCCGTCATTAACAACGTAGAGTTTTTCATACGGGTCATAAACACTTAAACCCTGCATGTCTTCCCAATTTTGACCGCGAGCGGACGTAGACATAAAGTCTCTCGTATCTACTGCCAATGGGTAAATTTGCCCTTGTCGCGATGAGGTGCCTGCGCCCGGCTGGGTCACGTAAGTGTTGGCAAGCATCGGCGAGTTGCTAACAAAAGTCGAAGATGACCCAAAGGGGTCACCGTCGTTACCGAACTTTAAGATTTCAGGCGCTCCGCCGTGATAAAAGGTCTCCATGTTTGGAGCAAAGTCTTGACGACGCTCTGCAATCGCGCCTGGCCGCATATCAAGCTCACCATAAGCAATACGCTCTGCAACCGACTCTGGGTATCCGCGATCATAGTAAAGCTCGTTAATCAGCTCATCCGTAGAATCGGCCGAACTAAATAACTCGTCAAGAATACCGCGTAGGCGTGTGCCGATTGCCATAAAGCCTCCAGTGTGAAGCCCCAATTATATCAGACAATCCCTTTTAGGTTGCGTCGTATAGGCGCTCCCCAGTCTGAGAACTCTTTCCTGCCAATCGCGAGGTATCTAAAGGCGTCAGCGCAGTGTGATGTCCAGTCGTGCAACGGTCGCTCATTCCAGACCTGCATGGTCTCGTTGTACTGCCGGCGATACTGTCTCAGGCAGTCGATGCCCTTCTCGCACTTGTCCTTGTCGAAGTAACATAAATCAAGCATAGACCTGACCGCTTGGATGCCATCGTCCACATTAAGCTGTGGAGCAATCGATACAGGCGTTACCCGTAGGTTATCTAGCACCTCCAAGCGTGAGCGGCCGCTGCCTAGCTCTCGTACCCGAACGTCATGAGGCAAGATGTGCTGCTCGTAAATGTAGCCTTTCTCTTGCAGTATGCGTGCGTAGTGATCGAGGCCAACACCGGCGTTTTCGTAGTAATCGATCAGCCTCACTTCTGGACCGACAAACTGCGCAAACCAGATAGCCGTGCTATCACCTACACCTAAGTCCCAAGCCGTCACCACGCCCACAGAGCGCTCGTAGGGGACGCGATCTATCCTGCCCTCGTGCAGAGCATTAGCCATCTCGTTCGTGTAGTACGCGCCCTCTGAGAATATCCTGAAGTCACCTTCCCATATGTGGTCGTAAACATCAGGGCGTTTCTTTAGATCGTCCTGCCGCTCTTGCTCTAACACGTCAGGGAACCACGGGTTGTCCCGCCAGTTCATCTCAACGACCTTGCACTGATCTGGCTTGTTGACCCGGAATCGGTGATGCGTAGCGGAGTGCTTGTTCTCAGGGTTCCACGTAACCCATATCTCAGAGTCGTCCTCTCGCACTGTAGGGATAAGCTTCTGCCATGCCGTCTCGGTAACAGTCTCAGCCTCGTCTACCCAGCACAGCAGGATGCGCGCCTTTGACTTGATGCTATCCAGGTTACGTCTCAGGCCGGCAAACACGTAGGTGATGCGACCATCCCGAGAACGTATGTATCGCTCACCGATCTCGTAGTAGTTATCCAAACATTCTACTGAGCGTATGGCTGACTTGACCTCTTCCATAGAGGACTCGTCCAGAGAGTTGAGGTGTTCACGAGCACAGAGTATCTGGCCCTGCTTGCCGGCTACACCCCAGCGCATTCCCCATACCGCAGTCATCAGTGCAAAGGATCTAGTCTTAGCAGAACCCCGGCCACCGTATGAGCAGCGGTATCTAGCCTCCCCGGTAAATAGGTCAGCTAGTTTAGGAGGTAGTTCAATCGAGACCTTTTGCGACAAGTTCAATCACCATAGGTGGAGTCATAGAACCATCGCTAGAAGAGAGATCAGCGTCAACTTGCTTTAGGTCCGGTAGCGTCTTAGCGAGCATCTTGAGCCTTAGCTCTGCTTGCGTCTTCTTCTGCTGCATTTCTGCTTGGAAGTGCTCTTGAGTAGGGTCCAGCTCGCCAATTTGATCAATTAAATCAAATATATACTCTGCCTTACCCCTTATGCTTAAAGACCGCCTGTTCTCTTCATCCTTAACAGCGCGAATCTTCTGCCGTCTTGTAGTTGCCACCGATTAGTCCTCATCTGGGTGCGGTATAGATTCAGCCCAGTACAGCCCCATGCTGCGTCCTGCGCGTACTTCTCCGTCCATAATGTCATTAGCGGTAAGAGGCCACGACTCGACAGTGCTATCGTCGAATGCGACCAATACGGTTTTCTCTTCTGCGGGCATGTTACCGGCTTCGATTACGTGCCACTCAATGTTAACCACCTGCAGCATAGCCCCCGCCTCACTGCCAATGACAGTGCTATTTTACTCTAATCGTCTGTTTTCTCAACATATTGTGGATTAGGGCTATAGATAGACTCACCATATAGTTCGAACTGGCGCAGGTACTTGCGCATGGTGTCGTAGTGAACACCGAAGGCTTCAGATAAAGACCACACGTCTACGCCCTTCTCATACAGCGAGCGTGCTTCTTGCATTTCTTGTTTTGAAATTTTCATTTAATACCCCAAGTAAAGCAGCAATTGTATCCACCGGGGTGCTGCCAACCGGCTGAAAACCGACGCTATCGGGACAACAGAGGAAAACCCCAGCGCCGTCCAGATTCTTTAATGGGTTTGTGGCGGCTCTTCGTCGAAGCTTTCTAAAAGCTCTCGTAAGTAGTCCATGTCAGCACCTGCCTGTTTCAGACACTCTACAGCGCCGGTAAATACAAACAGCCATGCAAACTTCTCGTCTGAGCCTGGCTCTCGCTCTAAAAACATTTCTACACTCGCGATGAGGTCATCCCTGAAGTCGTTAATTGCTTTAACGAAATGCGCATTGCGCGCCTCTGGCGTATCAAAGTTACCTTCTACTACTTCTCCCATGATCTTGCCTCCTCTGGCAGTTGATCGAAATACGCTTTCAACTTTTTGTTGCTGCGTAGTTTTTCGAGGGCACGCTCTTCTAGCTGTCGCACCCTCACCCTGCTGATGCCTAGCTTGTCAGCAACTTCTTGCTGCGTCATCTCTGCTAGGCTCTTATTGTTCATCGCACTTGATCTGCAAGTTATAAGGTGGATGCCCAACCTCACCGCGACTCTCTGCGTAACGACTAACGCTATCACAGTAGTGACGTTGCGACTGCAGCGCATCCTCGAAGTCGCCAGTGCCCACTAGACCGTAAGCGATGATGAATACAACAAGCGCCAAGAACAGGTGCTTTCTGTCTGTTAGTTCCATGTGATTACCCTCTTTGCTTTTTTTATGTGTGCCGGCAAGTCCTCGATATCGAACTCGTTCAGCGCTGGAAACTCTAGCTCTATGATAGACGCGACCTCATGATCGTAATAACGCGCCCGTAGTAAAGATAAGATGCGAAGCTCTATGTCAGCGTTCATTCCTCTCCCTCATACGAGTCATGTATGCCTGGATACTTCATCAGCCAAGTGCCTTGCACATTCTCGATGTACCTAGTGCTAACGTCGTGGCCTTTACACCAGCGCAAAGCACTCTCCAGACTGTTGAATACGATTGTAGTCATTGCTATCCCCAAAAGAAAAGGCCGCTTATGCGGCCATGCCTGCGATTCGTGATTGGCACTCTGCGGCTAAAGCCTTGCAATGTGCATCGTCGCGCCAGTACGCCCAGCGATAGGTTTCTTCTAGCTCGTTGATAGAAAGGCCGTTGAGGTAAGTAAAGTCGTACATTGTGTCTCTCCCGTTAGACAAGCCGGGACATCCCCGACACAGTTAAGATAACAACATGTGTTATTACGTGCAAGAGTTTTAGGAAAGTTTTTTACTTTTTTTGGGGGCAGTAAGCTGGGGTGTGTCACCCTGCGGGATTCCGGTCTAGTTACCGGACGGGATAGTGCTTCGCCATTTCGAGTGCTCGCGCGTTCTCCAGCTTGTTAATAGCACAGAGATCGAGATACTCGGACTCGGTAAGTCCTTTCAGTCGCCCAACGAGAACACAAACCTCTTCTAGGTTCTCGATGTGCTTTTCGCCGTTACGAGCACAGAACATGGCACGCTTGACCGTCGTACACATAGTCACCTCCATATAGGCATGACTATTATACTACATATCATGTTATGGCTACACGCCAGCCAGTCGCTGCTCCTGCTCTTTAATGCGCTTCTTATAATCAGCAATCATATCTTCAAGGTCTATACGAGCATACTTCATGACCTGCCGCTTGGTGCTTGCCATCTCTCGAACGGTGTCCATGCCATAGGTGTCGATCATGAATAGCGTATACTGCTCGTGACAACCGGACATAAACCGATTGCAACCTTTGCACTGAGGGTGGATGTTTTCTTCAGTTAGTAAATGTGCGGAGCTGCGTGATATCCAGTGACCGCCGTCCATCTCTTTCCAGTGCTGGACCTTGTTGCACGTCACGCACTGGCACATACCGAAGTCGTCTGCGTACTTCATACGTACAAGCTTCTGTAAGAGCGTGGCTGCTTCCTGCTTAAGCTTGGCTACTGTCTTCGGCTTCCTGGTGGGCACTCGTAAACTTCCTTTCTCTAAGTATCGCCTTCTCGTATATACCACACTGTATACACAGCCAGCCGCGAAGGTAAAACGGTCGTTCTTTGTTGAATTGCGGCGGCATAATGTCGTTACATTTAATGCACCGTTGCTGCGGAATCCTCGGCGTCGTCAACTTCTTCAAACTCTTCAATGTCCCCCTGCAGAGCCGCCACCCATATTGATGAGAAGGTCTCTACGTCCATGTCTAAAGTGAAAGGCTCTGACTCTGTGTCGATAAAGACGTCAGTCCAATCTGCGTTATCTTTATTCGCTGCTGCTCCGGTGATGTAGCGCACCAACAGAAATACAAACCCCCCGCTTGCCAAGGGTGCGCGCAGCATCTCGATCATGGCCGCTCACTCTGCAATCATCTTGTAGGAGATTGTATTATACGCCACCTGACCATAGTCTTTGTGATATGTGATGACATTCGCCTCTCGGCCACTCAGCCAACCGCCCCGGCTACTGTAGGCGTCAGCACTTGCGAGTGTCCGGTGCTGCTCCACAACCATAAGGTTTGTCTCTTTCTTGTCGATAGAGTGATAGTGACCCATGTGCGCGTAGGCGTGCTCTGTCCTGCCGAATACCTCTCGGTACTTGGCAGCAAAAACAGTATCCACATTAGCGACCTTGCGCTTGTGGCCGTGATGGAAGAATAGCGCCGTCTTGCCAAACTCGTAACAGTAGTAAGTGTCGGCAGAGTTATCGATAAATACTCTAGGCTCGTTCTCATACAAAGCCATAAGCAACTCGCGCATCCATATCGCTGAATACGGGTCATGGTTGGCGTCACACCACTTGATGTGTACGTGCTTGTGCTTTTCCAGGAGCATCCTGATGACCTGCCTGGTTACCCGTATTGTTGCCCTGACTATCTTGAAAGCACGCGAGTCCGCATCAAGGAGATGTTTAGAGGCCGGCGTTAACGGTTCCAGATCGAAATGCTGAAAGTCACCGAGTTGCGCGTAGACTGCGGTGTCAGCATCTGGGCTTATCCGTATAGCCTCAGCAAACCATTTGACCAGCGTGTCCTCAGCAATTTTCAGATCCCAGTTGTCATTCTGTGTTTGACCAGAGGCGTTCACTTCGTCGCTGTCGGCCAACATGCCCATATGGTAGTCAGTTATCACAAAACAATTGCAAAGCTTCTCTGCGTCGATTTGAGGAGCTTCTACAGGCTCTACGGGCTGTATTTCCTCTTGCATGCCCTTAACGATTTGTCGCATTACCTCTAACTGAGCCTCTGCGTCAGCCTGAGTCTTTACCCACGTCATGATTGGCTTGTTATCGGCATCGTAAAGGATGGACTCACCCTTTATGATTTGACCGGGAGGCGCAGGGTTTACCTGATCGTGCTTAGGAGAATAACCTTGCAAAGCACTCTTCTTAACAACGGCTCGTAGCCTATCTTTTACGGCCTGTCGGTCGATGTTTAAAATTTCAGACGCACCTTTTACTGATGCGCCTTCGACCCAACAAAGTTGCACGATCTCTCGTTGTTTGTCAGTTAGTTCGATTTTGTCGAGTATCTCAAGCGCTTGGCTTGCAGTGTAAGCATTCCCGTAACTCATGATTCCCCCTAGAATCGATCACCGGCCAAACCTCACGTCTATGTCGTGGGTCTCGGCTAGGTGTTTAGCAATGACTCGAAACACGTCGTCAACGTCGTGCATCTTTAACTGCGTCACTGACTTTTTACCCAAAAGAGCCTGTTGTACAGGGCGCCACATAATCTCTTTAACAAGCTTGCCTGTAGGCTCTATAGGGAGTGTTACCACTTGCTGCATGTCATGACCCGAGGCCGCTAAGGTCCGGGCTATGTCGTCGCAATAGGCGTGGATAGCCTTGTTTTGTTGTGATGTTAGTTTTGGCTCTAGGATTTCGTACACCTTGCCAGAGTTCTGATGTTCCATGATGTACTGACAGAACTGCTCAGCTTGGTACTTGTTGTTTACAACCCAGCGCTGGCTCATGCTTCTACCCTTTCACCTTCAAAGGTGACGTACTGCCCGTACTTTTCTAGGCAATACGCTCGATAGCTTTCTGATTTCATGAAGTCGTGAGTGCAATCGTCTGCGAAGCTCCAAGCCTTTAGCCCGATTTTACCACGAACTTGGTTATGAGGTATTTGAGCAGCGAAAGGGCTGATACCACGCTCTTCTTTGCTTGCTTTGTTCATCCAAGCCGTTATGAACCTTTTGCATCCAGCACGGGTTTTGCGTTTTTTTGGGTTTGCATCAGCCCAAGCAGACATCGCTGCAAGCTCACGATACACGTCCACGTCTGGGTAGCTCTGTTGTAAGAAGATAGAGTAGTCATCGTCTATCTCGAAGTACGTACCATCAGATAAAATAATCATCCACACTTTCCCTTTTGATGTCGCTACGCGACAAACAATCCGTTAGTTAATAATAACGAGCCTTAATTACCGTATCGAATCTTGTCGTCTATCCCCGTTACCTGCTCTCGGCACTGGGGGGCGCATCATGAAGAGGGTCAACTCCGTCTCCGAGGTTCTTTGGTTCCTCGGCCTAACGCCCGGTAATTTCTGACTAAGGAAGGAGACAAGAGTAGTCTAGAGGAGTCCAGGGGTGTCCAGAGACGTCCCGCTAGGTGTATACTACCCTTGTCTTGTTTCTTAGCCGAGTACGAGACTACCTACTGAGACATACCCTAGTCAAGTAGGACTCCCGTAGCCCCTCTAATGAGGGGCTTTTTTTTACCTTAAAAAAACGCACGCCCGTTATATGGATGTGCGGTTTACCACGTAAAATCTGATGCCCATACATTGGGCAGCAGAACTACCAGTTATTAGAAATCTTGAATTTCTTCTTTGGGTAACGGCTTTCACCGCCGTTATTCCACGCGAAGTAAATTGTTCGATCGTCGTACTTCCAACAGCCGTCTTCCGTGTTGCCCTCATCGTCGTACCAGTAGGCCCGCTGCATATTAGTAGCGACCCTTGTTTCGACAAACGCTGCCGGCTCTGGACATGACTCATTGGTTAACACGATCTCGCCTCCGTTCTTTAGGCTCGCGTGAGCCTTAGTGTCAGCGAATGCTTGCACAGCCAATAGGCTGATAACTACGGTAATTAAATATTTCATTTTTTCTCCCTTACCTCCGTAGAGGTTCTAGTTTTAAGCAAGTGGTACGTAGCGTAACGCTTGCCGTTTCTTACGGTTGTCTCAGTGTGTATCTTGTGACCTCGCATACGAAGCTCCTGGATACGTGCTGCTAACCGAAAACAACCAAACTTATCCAAAGCATCCAAAGCCGTTATTGGCTCCTTCCGCAAGTGGTTAAGTATCTGCGCCGAGTGACTCATCGTCTTCCTCCCAATTTAAAAACTCGTCGATGGTGTAGCCAAAGTAATCTGCTAATTGCGTAAGACGCGACAGAGACATATCTTCACTGTTTTTCCAGCGATAAATAGTCATCGGGGTCACTTGCAGCTTCTTAGCCATGACAGTGCCCAGAGGGTCACCGCATGACTCTAAGAGAGCCGTAAGAGCACGACCCGGAGTCCTAGAAGGGTATGTCACTATCTGCCTCCTGCTGGAATGCCTGACGAGCTTGCTGCATACCCTTTGCATGAACCTCGTCTTTTAGTTTAGTGCTCAGACGCATGTAGCTGTTGCCGTTCTTATCCTTGGCTATCCAAGCGTTTAGCCAGTGATCGGCGCCATCAGCGTTCATGTAGCTGCCCTTGTAGTCAGGATCAGTGTCCTTTGACTTCTCGTTGTTCTTAAACAGAACACCTCGGTTAGTGTTGTCATACTCCATTATGCTGTTTCTCCTAAGATTAATTTTCTGGCTTCGTTGAACTCATTAGATTTTAGATCAGCACGTTCAGCAGTCGTGAAGATGCCGCCCTTGCTAGGTGCAACCCACAATGCCTTCTTGTCTTCGTTACTAATCTCGCCCCATGCCTCTGCTACAGTTTCCCATGCCCGTAGAGCAAGATGCTCTTTGATGAAGTACACAGACGCATAGTTACGCTGTAGCGCTTCATTGTGGGCTAATAAAGGGGCTGTGTTGTCATTCTGCTGTTGCAGAGCGTTAACCAACTCGTCTGCGCTGGCATATTGACTACCGCCTAGCCCTAGCGCACTCAATGCGCGACCGATTGCTGAAGTCTCTGCATTTTCGAGCGCACTGGTGGCATTGATTTTGCTTGCTGCACGCACCTCCTCTGCGTAACCAGTAGCGAGCAATCTGCTCTCAGTGTTGAATATGCTGGCCTTAACAATGACCAGCACATCGTTTGCTTCGACAAGGTCTGTCTGTATCGTGAAGTCTGGGTGTTTCTCCCTGAACTCGTTGACACGGTACGCGACAGTCTTGTAGTCCTTGCCGTGGATGCTGACTATACCCTCAGTCATTATTTGCTCCTTCCATTTGTGCTAACTCGTAACCACGCGCATACCCCTGCGAGAAGGCATCAGACATGCGTGGTTCAAGTTCCATATAGCGGCCGAAATAGCCGCACTCAAAGCCCTGACGATACTCCCGCGCAAGAAGGGGCATAAGCTCCTTCCAGCCTTCGGTCATAGCGTCCTCGTAGTTGGGCAAGCTCATTGGTCTTCACCATAGGCGCGTGCGTTAATTACGTAATCAAACGCATCCTGCAGGTTTTCCTCAATGGTGGGACGTGCATAGCTCCAAAGCGTTTCTCGCAAGCCGTCAATAAACGGGTCGCTAGGGCGCTCTGGCGCGTACAAATTTAAAATAAACTCGGCTGGGTTGTTGGCACGTAGCAGCGCTTCGGAGAGTATCTCCCCATACTGCTCTTGTACCTCAAGGACAAGGTAGCCCTTGTCTATCATGTCGAACTCATCGATGCGGTCGATGTCACCGTTTACTTGGTCGTATAAATCTACTCGGTCGTACAAAATCTCTACTGATCTTACCATTAGCCTTTCTCCCGTAGTGCATCATTGCACAAGAGAGAATATAACAACATGTGTTAGATATAACAACCCTTGTTATAGATTTATTTGGGTTTTAGCTGTAGTAGGTCCACATGACTGGCGTGGTCTTGCGCCCGTCTAGATGACAAAAACCATTGCCGATACCGATACCCTTGAAGTAATCCATCTTTATAGCTTCACGGACAAGGGTTAGCCGATCAAGGCCGTTAGATACTTTGATGTCAGCGGCCAGACCTTGTGCGTGGTAGCCGGGCTTTTCTTTCTTGGCTTCAATTGGGTGGGTCGAATCCCTGTAACCAGACGTTATGCGAAACGGAAAGCCGCATATTTCACGCAAGCGGTCGAGGTTCTCCAGAAACTCGGGGTCCATGTTGTCCCCGCCCTTGCCTGTATGCGTACAATTGAATTCTTCGAGTCTGAAATATTTCACTTACGTGCCACGCCTTGTGTCTTTTCCCACGTTCTCAGGCCGCCAAGCCCAAGCATACCCAAGAGTACGGGCATCATCTCGCTCAAGTCCAAGGGTGGAACGGTGATAGGGGACTCAGTGATAGTAAGTACAAAATTGCAAATAGGAACAAACAGGTAGTTAGTCGCAAGACCAATAGCACAAATCCATCCAGTAGCCGGACGCCATCCAGCAACGAAAATGGAATGGCTTGCTGCCTCTTCTCTGTTGACTTCAATCTGAGCCTTGGCAATTTCATGGGCCTGTCGCTCTGCAAGTGTCGCTATCTCGTGGGCTAACCGACGTCGCTCGTCAGCGTCTGGGATAACCTTATCGAGAAGCTTCGATATTGGACCTATTAGTAGGTCAAGCATTACATGCCGCCTTTAATCCACAGGCCGATGCCAGTCATAACAGCAGCCATGATAATGCGCTCGATCCATTGATTCTTGGCGATGTTAATTTCTATCGCCTGGATGCGCTTCTCGTGATTCTTTACCTCATCTTTGAGGACTGCTTGAATCTCATCGATTCGCTTGTGTGCCCGTGTTACCGTCTCGGTCAAGTGAACCTGCCTTTGCTCCATACTAGATAAATCTTGTAGCGTCTGTGCAATGCTCGTCAGCGCAGATTTCATCTCGCTAACGTCTTGCGCCATCGCCTCTTGCTGAGCTTCTAGTTTGGCAACTGAGCGCTCGATACTCATTTTTAAACAGTGCCTTCCACAATGCGCAGCTTCTTAAAATCAGGATCATTAAGCTTACGCATAATTAACTTCTTGCGGCCTTCAAGATCGTCCCAAGAAATACGCTCTTCTTTCATCCACTGTGCTAATAAGTGCATAGGAATCGATCCAACACACCAGGACTCAGGCAGCTTGCCGGCGCCCATAGATCGCAACTTTGCTGTGCGCTCTAAATAGGGGGTGTTGTCAAACTGCTTCTCTACGACGAAGGTGCCGTCATGATTGTCGTGAAACTTCTCTTTAACTTTCATTGGAAACCTTTTTTCGTCGCGTGCGCTTTGGCTTTGGAGCTGGCTCTAGTTTTACCCCGTAAGGCATGGCCTGCTCTTCTGTCAATTTTACCACGTCTCCGCGTGAATATTTAACGCCGTCAACAAACAATGTATGAATAGTTACCTTATACATAAATGCCCCCATAAAAAAAGGGGGCCGAAGCCCCCGGAGCCTTAACTAAATTAAGACGTTGTGCAGTCTGCGATGATTCCTGACGCCTTCTCATTCTTACAAACGAGAGTTAGCTCAGTTGTCACCTGACGCTTGGTTGAGTCACCAGTCTTGCTAAGAGCAATGTTCTTAGTAGGACGGAGAACGCCAACTGCCCACATGTCATCTTGCATGATGAAGACGTCACGCGAACGGTTCTCACGCGAAGGAATGAACTCTACTGTACCCCAAGGAGTAACGTATACGTCCATGTGCTTGATCACACGCTCGTCTTCCGCACGAACAGTTGAGCGCTGGTTGTTGTTTCCTGCGAAACCCAGTGCCTTGTTCATCTGGAATGCTGACAAGTAAACAGAATCAGGATTACCGCCCTGCTCCCAGATTGACTGCATGACGTCATCGAAACGAGTCTGTGAGAATTCAACCAAAGTTGTAGTCTCGTCAGTACGCGCATCAGAGCCGTCACCAGTAGGATCAGCACCTTCGTTAGCGCCGAAGTCAGTGTTGGTGATAAGCCATGCAGGAGCACCAGCAAGCTCACGTGCTGCGCTTGAGCTACCAGCTACACGTGCGTTGTTATCGAAAAGAGCTTTTTCGATATCTAGCTTCTGCTCTTTAGCAATTTTGAGCGTCTGATACGCCATTTCAGAAGCGCGACCTGCCTTGTTCAAACCCTCGTCAGTGTCAGGAATGACCACTGCGTTCTTGAAGATTTGAGTGTAGTTACCGCGACGTACAGTTGCAGTCGCTGCATTTGCAGTAGTGTCGTCGCCTTCAATGTGCGCGTTAGCCGCTGAAGAGCGAAGAGCGTCCGTCTGCCACTCGTGGAAAGTATTAGTCGCTTTGACTTTTGCACACTTAGAGTAGAAGGGAGTTTCTTCTGGCGAAATGTCATAAATGACGTCTTGGAGATCCTCACGGATACCGACAGCATCATAGCTGTCAAAAGTGTTGGTTGGCTGTGCCATGGTTAATTACCTCTCATTAAGGATTAAGCTCATCGCATCCTGGATGCTGCCTGAGCGTTTTAGTTTCGATCTAGCTTGTCTTGTAGAGTCACGGTTTGACGCTGTCTTCTTGGCACCCGGTTTAACAGTACGCTTAGGCTTTGCCTTAGCTTTCTTGATTGCCTGTTCCTTGCCGCCCTGTGCCGCCCTGTATTGGATGGCGTCGTGCAGTACCCGGAGTACACGCGAATCAGTCACCGCTGCGATCTCTTGCGGGTCAAACCCGTAGACATCTTGGCTTACCTTGAACATATTGTTGCGAAGACCTTCGGCCTTCTGCGGGTCCGCGAAGTCAGGAATAGCCTGCCTAAGCGTCTCCATTTCTCTCTGTAAATAAGCGTTCCTAGCTTGCATTTCCGCTTGGGAATTGCCTTCTAGTGCCTGCTGAATCTCAGCGATTTTCTGCTGATATTCATTAGCCTCCCGGTCGTACTTCATTTTCGCTTCCATATAACCTACTGGGTCAGACGAAAATGTTTCTTCGCTGGGTGGCACAGGGGCTGACGGTATTTGCATATTCTGCACTTGTGCAAAAATAGCTTTCGCTTGCTCGCGCTCATTCAGGAAATCACCGGCAATCTGCTCGAACTGCTTGCGCATCTCGGCAACCTGCTGCATTCCCCGCTGGACATATTGCTGACCGCTGTATCCTCGCTTGAGATCCTCTAGGGTGACCCGCTGCTCTACACCGTCTACTTTGACAGTGAAAGTCTCTGGCTCCTCTGGATCGGCTTCCTCAGCGTCCTCTTCGTAGTCCTCTTCTACCTCGTCATCCTGTTCTGGCTCATCAACCTCCTGCTCCTCATCCTCGTAGTCCTCTTCGACCTCAACGGCCTCTTCGGGTTGCTCTTCGGTTTCGGGTTGTATCAGTTGGCTTATAGCCGATTCGATGCTGCCATCGAATGTCACTTCGTCAGTCGTATCCACGGTACTGATCCTCGCTGTTGCTGTTTGTCGAACATCGCCTCATCCGTAAGGATGACCGCCATACGATCCTCGATCTTCGCTAACGCCCTCACTATGTGATGCGCTTCTTCCCGGTCCTCGTATGAGGAGTGCGGGTTTAGAAAGACGTTGGCTGCGTCTTCTCTAATCTCGTTAACCAGCGTGTTAAATGCCTCGTCTTGCTGAAGGCGCTTAACGTGCGCTGCTCGATCTTTTATGTTCAAAACGTGCTACCTACTGCCGCCTGTGCTGGCTGCGCCTGTGGGTAGCGTGGCTCGTTCTGGAGCTGCTTAATACGCTCTACGTCCACCGCAGTGCCGTACTTGCCGATAATCTCTGCGGCAGAAATAAGCAACTCCTGATCCATCTCATCGCGCTTACGGTCGTCTTCAGCGATTGCCTTCTGAGCCTCTAGCTGCAACTTGAGCTGGTCTGTCTGCATCTTGGCCTGCGCCTTGATCTGCTCGGCTTGCAAGTAGGCCGCGTTAGGATCGTTCTGCTGACCCTGCTGTGCCTGCTGCTGTTGCTGCATCATCTGCTGCTCAATCATTGGGTCCATCGGCGCAAAGTATCGGTCTGAGTTACGCACCCCATTGATCGCAAGAATGTCCGACAGTGTGTTTCTGATGTTGGTCAAAGAGACCATGCCGTTACCTGGGCCATACGTCTGGAATATCTGAATCTGCGTCTGTAGCGCTTGGTTCAGTACAGCTACCTTCTGGTCCTCTCTGCCTGTACCCAGGCCGACATTAATCGACACGTCCATCGTGCTGTTCCACGACCTAGGATCGACGGGCACGTAGCTGTTACCCTGGAAGCGCATCATTTGCTCTTCATCTACGTTCTGCGTCATGCACTGAAGCATAAGCTTAAACATCTGACGCATACCACCTTCTGCAAGGTTACGCGCCATGACCTCTATCTGAGCCGCTTGAGCCTGCACAGTGGCGTTTACGGCTGTAGCAGTAGTTGACTGTAGGCTGTCAGGAGAAAGCCCTGTAGAGGCCTTTGTGACGCCTGTCTTGTCTTCTACCTGCTGGTCGAAATACTGCAGAGCACTAAGGGTTTGGCCGGCAACAAACGGAATTGACTGCGGCTGTATAGCGCCTGCCTGTTTGACACGAATAACGCCACCAATCTCATTGTTCAGTAAATCATCGATGTTGACCGCGCCGTCTACGATCTCAATACGTGGGTTGTTGGTCAGTGCAACGTTATCCAGAACACCGCGAAGCATTGCTGTGGCGGCGTCTTGATCGTTGATTATTAGATCCGCGACAGACCGTCCGTAAAAAGTATGCGGCTCAGGGTCTACCTCAAACACCGCAAACGGCAGGTGAGAGCATGGCTCGTAATCAAGAAGCTTGTACTTGTTACCACCGAGGACGACCTTGTGCATCTGAGCAACGCCAGTACCCTCGACGTCGATCTTCATGTACGCCTCGGTAATAGCAACTAGGCGCATCGAAGGGTCTTGCACGTCCTCGTCTGAGTAATCTGACTCGTAACCACGGCGCTCGTACTCCTCGACCTCTGAGAAGGTGTCAGAGTGCTGCAGGCCGCTCAGATCATATACTTCCTCATAATCGTAACCCATAGCCACCAAGTCACTGACACGCATCTCTGTACGATGAGCAACAACGTAATAGTCATCGATAGAGCGCGCGTTACGATCGATGAAAAACTCTTCCGGGGGGACGCTTTCAATGCACATCTTGCCGCGCTCAATTGTGCGAGAAATCTTAAGATCATGGATAGGATTCTCAACCTCCATCCCAAACTCGTCGATTTCGATAGTGCTACGGGCAGTGTGTTTGATGACTTCAACGGCGTCCTCGTTAACAAGAAGGGTGAACTCCATGTCGTTGAGGTCTTGGAAGTCATAAACTTCCTGCTCCTGATACGTGTCCCAATAGACTTTAACAATTCCAGTTTTCTTGACCAAAGCATCGTGAAAGGCATCGTTAAGCACTCGATATCCGTTAAGCTCGCTAAACTGGTAGTGCATGTACTTTGTAGCTTGCTCAGCAGCCAGGACGTCCTCTGTTCCACGTGGAACATATTCAACGGGCTTGTCAGTAGACAGAAACACACGCATCAAGGAGGGCTTGATAGCGCGAATAGTATCTCTAACCTTTGTGGATACTACTTTTGAGCGGCCATCTTCTTCGCCAATATCGACCTCGCCATCAAAGTATCTCTGGGCCTTGATGCGATCTTCGGCAATCTCGGACTCGCAGAAATCCACAGCGTCTTGAACAGCCTCGCGCGCGATGCCTTCGATCTCTAGGTCTGTCATTGGTTTTAACATATTAAAGCCCCATGCCTGCGCGTACCTGCTCGCTCATCTCTACGCCTGCCGGCACCAGTGATCGCTGCAGAACTTGATTAACATAATTTGCCTTGGCCTCTGTAATTCGGCCTTTTTGTATTGCTTCTGAAACGTATGACAAGGCAATCTCAGCATCTCGGCCGCGCTTTGTGGTTAAAGCCTGTGCCACCTCTTTCAGTATGTCGTTTCGGCGCGCCACCATAGCCTCGTCGGTCATTCCTGTAAGAGCCTGAATTACCTTTTGCCCTGCCTGTAATGGCTCACCACGGAGAGCGCTGCCGACCATGCCTAAACCGCTGATTTCTTCAATGTCCTTCATGATCTGCTGGCGTATGGCTGTCGCACTGTTCGGCGCTACGTTTGCCTGTAGCTCTAGCGCTGCACGGATCTCATTAAGCTTGGTATTTAGCTGTCCGTATCTCTGAGGCGTTAGGATCATCTGCAGCTTCTGCCGGTTAGCTCCACTCGATAGCTGGCGGAGTAGCTTGCGCGCCTCTTCGATTGCACCCTGATCGCCGGCAGATATAGAGGTTTTGACGTTTGCCATAATCTCATCGATCTGGTTTCTCACCCCCAGCCGAAGAGCGTCCATCTCGGTCTTAGAGGCGCCTCTGACGGCCTCTGTTAGCTCGTCACGGGTTACCCGGTCATTGAGCAGTACATTGCCTAGCTCGCCTGCCTGACGCTCTCGTATGGCATTACCGCCCATAGAGACAGCTCTGTCGTAAGACGGAACAGCACGCCCCAAGGCGTCACGTAACTTGCCTGCTACGATGTTTAAGTCTGCACCTTTTCCGGTAGGCCGGCCGAACTTGTCTGTGTACTGGTCAGAGTATGCGATTCTCTGCATGGCACGCTTCAAGTAATCAAGCTGAATGACGTTCGGCATCTCTTCGTAATCGATGCTGCCGTCGTCGTTAATTGTGGCCCTAATTTGCTGATTCTGGATGCCCTGTAGCTGCATGACGTCGTTGGCTTCTTTAAAGGCTGCCCGTAACTCGTCTGCCGGCACTCGCTTGATCAACTCTTCGATCTCCAGACCTGCTGCGCTGGTGTAGTTGATAGGCGATGCGTAGGCCTCTGCATATGAAAGGCGAGTCATTGGCGCGTATCGTGCCGCCGCTTGCTCTGCTGCAGTCCTCGCTCCTACAGGCTCGGCACCCAAGGCACGAGTCATTGCACCACTGAGCTGCTCAGACTGCTCTGCAGCGCGCTCTGTTACAGCGCCCCGACCGACAGTAGCCGCCTCACCGCCTGATGCGATTACAGCATCCAAAAGCTTAGCCGTGGCAATGTCGGCGTCGGCGATCATGCCCTGATCACCAGCACGTCGAATGTTTTGCAGAGCATCCTCTAAAGAGCTTCCTTCTCGTGACAGCGTCTGCCCAATAACCATAGCCGCTTCTTTAGAAATTCCTAGCTCACTAGCAACCCTTCTTGCTGCGGCATCCAAGCCTGCAGTGCCGGTAGCACCTTTTGCAAACAAGCTGATAAGGCCGGCCATTCCGCCGCCAAGCACTGCGCCAGTAATTCCGGTAGGTATAGCTTCTCGGCCTCTTTCAAAGACATCGCCTTCTGCCGCGCCAAACCCGCTTACAGCAGCCTCAGAGCCACCAAAAAGCGCTCCTCTACCTAAAGCTCCAGTAACTGTTGCAGGCACTGTGCCGGGCGCTAAAAGGCCGGTCATTGCCGCCGATCCCATGCGGCCTGCAGCGCTAAGAATGGGATACTCTTCCTCCGTAGCCCTCTGCAAGCGCTCTACGCGCTCTCTACCCATCGGGCTAACCGTTCCAATAGCCTCGGGCAAGAACTCGCCAACGTAGGGTATGCCTTGACTTATTTTAGCTGCAGCAGCAGAAAATGGCTGCGTGCTAACCATCTCCTGCCTAATTTCAGATTCGGCTAGTTGCCGCGCTGTCTGGCCTTGTTCTGCTTGCGCAACAATCTCAGCAATTTTTGCAGGATCAGAGGTGCTATAACCGGGAGATACGAAAAACTGCTTGCCGTCACGCTCCACTAGACGACCACCGGCTAACTCTACAGAATCGGCCGCCGCTGGCTGTTTCTTTTTTCTTTCCTCGATGATCTCTAGCACGCTAGGCATTACTGGGCACCTCTCATAGCAGCCGCGCCTCGTGGGTCATGCTCTGCGTACCAGTCCATTAATATTTCGGAGTCTGACTTGCCCGCCGCCCTGTTAGCAGTGACAAACTCTTCCAGCGTTACAGGTTCATCGCCTTTGTAGATAACGGAACCAACTGTCTGACGCATAATATTGACGTTGCGCATTACATCTACGTCGGTTGCGTCAAAACTTCTGTTAGTGCTTGCGTATGATCCTATCAGCGCGTCTCGAAGGTTACGCGAGTTCATATAGCTGATAATCGCGTCGTTAGCTGACTTTTGCTGACCAAGACCCGGCAAGAATGTCTGCGTAAATCGCGCGTCAAAGTCTGTCTGTGGACCTTTGTTCTGTCGAAGCTCTGCCGCTACTAACTGACTAGCAATAGCATCTACAGCTTGAAGACGACCAAGCTCCTCGGTATTAACTTGGACGCCTAGTCTGTCAGCCAGCCCAAGTAGATTCTTTTTGGTTTCTGCAAACCCGCCCGTTTCAACGCCCGACAAGGCGCGACTAAGCTGGCCTATTGAGTTTAGCTGCGCACGCGCGTTCGCGCCGGCATCTGTAACCTCCTTGAAAGCTACTGGAAGCTGTTTCATAGCAGCCTCACCTGCAACATCAGGCGCTGGAATGTTTACCGTGGTGCCTGATTCTTTCATCTGAAGGAACTGCTGGTAAGTAAGCTCAGGATTTTGTGATCGTGCGAACATGTACTCTTGCAGAATAGAAGGCGCAGCCGCAGGCTTACGGAACATCGCTTTAAGAGCCTCGTTGCCTACACCCGGAACTTTTTCTATGAGTGCAGCAATTTCTGGCTGACCTTGCTGTCTGAAGTATTCGGCAGTCATGTTAGCTTGCTCCGCCTGCTGGCGTCGTGCCTGTATATTCTGCCCCCGCTGCATTTGGCTTTGAATAAATGCTTGGTTAGGGTTTAGTGTCATAGACTGTAGGCCGGCCGCTAAACGTGCGCGCACTGCAGGGTCTTGCAGGTAGTCCATAGCGCGACGGCCCAGCTTTGATAGCCCACTAACAAAAGGATTAGGTGGACGGCTACCGGGTGCTGGACCCACAGCTTGTAGAGGCTGCATCGCTTGCTCTCTAGCGGCCATAAAGCTTTCTTGTCTTGCCTGAGCCTCTGGCATCATAGACTCTGCTAACAGAGCATTCGGAGCACGCATCTGCTGTAGGCGCTCCATCTCCATCATCATTTTTAGCTCTTCTGGTGTCATGCGCCCATTCCTAATGCTGTTTTCATTGCCTGTATGAACTTTGCTCTTCGCTCTTCGGCGCTTTCCCCTGAACCCTCATAACCCATCATGCCTGCGCCGTACTGCATCTGTGGGACAGGGAGCTGCTGTAAGAGACCGCCACCCATCTGTACCGGCATAACCTGAGCGTTCATTTGCTGACCAGCTAGACCTTTGGCTGCGTTGCCAAGACGATCCTTGTCTTTAAGATGCTTTAGTAGCTCATCAAGCAGACCGGGATCTTTTTGCTGATCAGTTGCGACCATCTCAGCCCCCAAATGCTAGTGAGAGGTAATCGAACAAGCCGGGTGTACGTGTTGTCGTCTGTGTTTGTGGCACAGGAGCAGCGCCCAACGCAGAAGCCAAGAACCCAAGCGAGCGCTCTGGGAACGATGAGTAGCCCTCAAACTGACCGCGTGCCCGATCAAATATCTGCTGATTAAGCATCTGTTGCAAAGCGCCCTGCTGTGCAAGGTCTTGTTGTAGGTTGCGACCCATGCCGAACGCTTGTTGTGCTAAACCACCAAGCTGGCCTGCTGCTGCAAGTCTTTGTCCAGCGCCTGTTAGTCCCGCGCTTTGGTTGGCAAGGTCTGCACGCAAAGTATT